TTGGATCCCCTCGGGCCTTGCCCATACACTATTCCTACTACGCTGGGGCAGTGTGTGCAAGAACGTGGATCACGAAGTGGACTATAGTCTCGGACGCTAACGCTACCGCTTGTCGCTACGCTCTAGAAAAAATTTCCGCGAACGCTTCGCGTACGAAATACGGCCGCGGCTTCGCCTTGAATTTAAATAAATACGAGCATAGGAGATTTGAGCGTGAGTGTAATAGGTAAAATCAACAGTGATATAGGTATAATAATTGATCAATATGGCAAGGTAATATTTGTTGATGACACAACAGGTCGTGCATATGTGGTCAACAGCGATGTAAGTTATGACACCAGTTTTGACACGGACATTTGGCCAAGCAGTGGTGGAGGCGGTGGAGGAATCAGCCTTACGGATCTATCAGTAACCGTAAACAGTGCCAGTGGTGGAGGCAGTTTAACCTACAATAACACAACAGGTGCATTTGCATACACACCACCCGATTTAAGCACAACAGGATTGCCTGGTGCTACAACAACAGCAATTTCATCGGGAACACTCACGGTTGACATGAGCAAGGGCGTGGTTGCTGTAGCACACAATCAAAATATTGACAGCCTGGTTTTTTCAAACGTGGAAAACAACAAACTAAATCAAACCATAGTTGTGCTTACACAGGATGGAACCGGTGGCAGAACAATTACCTCCGGTGGATATGCCACAGCAGATAGATTGGGTTTGGACATAGATACCACAGCGAACAGTGTGAACATTATTACATTTTTAACCACCAACGGATCAACCATATACGGATTCAGCAACGGTAGAAATTTTTCATAGGAGTTTGACGTGCCAATATATCAAAGGCCTAGCAAATCAATTGGAAACACAAGAACGTTTTCAGGCACAATAACTGACAGTGGTTCAACTCCCATCGAAGGTGCTGTTGTTGTTCTACGCAGAAAAGGTAGCGATAGTATACTTCGTTATGTTGAAACAGATGCCAGTGGTAACTATTCTTTTGATGTAAATGCTGACGGCAATTTTATTGTAAGTTATAGTTTAAGCAAAGACCCCAACGATGCTCTAGTTGAAACTGTAGAGTATGAACCAACACAATCTTATGCCTATTACAGTGACACGGTTGACTATCTCAAGTCAGTGTTATATGTGGGTAACTTTCCTGGAGCAGGTGGTTCTCCGGCAAGTTGGTATGTGAGCCAACCGAGCACCAGGGTTGTTGATCCTTATCCAAACGGTTTGGATGATGCGTTGGCAAATAACAAACCTTTCCGCAGTGTAAAAGATCCTGCTGTGATAAAAGTGGTTCTCGCTAATACCGGAGATCCTTATAGAGATTACAGCAGTAGAGTAATAAACGACGGCACAGGCAAGGGAAACTTTGCTAAACCTTTGCGACACTTTGTTATTGAAAGCATAGGCAAAGGCTATGTAGGAGGGCAAGTCGGCTTGCTAGTACAAGGAGAAAGAATAACCGCCACCCGTGGTAGTCAGCAGAGTGCCCAAGATCTATTTGATCAGCAACCCGGAGTTTTCAATCGCATTCTAGGACCTGACGATTCAAACAATTGGCATCTAACACAAACAAGTACCCTGCGATATTTTTGTGCCACGGCGGCTGGCGACATAAGTGATCAAGCCAGTTTTATTTCCAGTTGTACTCCCTATTGGGGTTCTGATATATCCACATATACCACACCTTCATCTGATTGGACCGATGGTTATTTTTCTTCAGCCGCAATTCCGGGACAACTAATAAGAACAGATTTCAATACAGCCCCGGTTGATCAAAGTGCATTTCTAAATGGAATAACCAACCCAGACGTAACCAAACTTCATGGCATGCAGGTTTACTATACTGTAATATATGGTGCGGGTGGAACTCCTCAAAATCCAAATTCAGGCGGTGCAGTTGATGCGTACAACAGAGGACTTATAAGTTTACAGGAACTTGATATTCTCAAAGGATTTTTTGGAAGACACTTTTATGTTCCTGAACTTGCAGGAGCATTATCAAGCACATCAAGTGCAATGGCTAATGCTGGAAACTTTTTATATCAAATGACACAGGCCTATGAGCAAATAACCAATAACTTTCCAAATGCAAATACCATATGGAGTCAAAACAACTTTCCGAGCAGTTTCTTTGGTTATCTTACTGGCTATGCTGGAAGCATATACAAAACTGTTATGAACAATGTAGCCGCAGAGTTTAGAAGTTTCTTAAGACAGAGCAAAGGTACAGCAGTTCCATTATCCAAATACAGTGCTGTAATCTATACTATACTGTTTAAAGCAGGAATAACAAATTTCAGCACCACGGATGGTAGTACTACAAGAAACTACACAATTGGTCAAAATGGAATAACTTTTATTTGATTTTCGCATAGCAGATATGCTAAATATACATACGTTCGAGCATTATGCTTGGAAGTAGACACTATGTCGAAGGAACGCACCTAACTTAAACTATAAGGAGGGTGACATGGAAAGACACTCATTCATGCTCAAGCAGTACAGTGAGCAACAATTACGCAAAAAGAAGGAAATGGAATTATGGAAGGCTCGTCAAGAGGTGGAAGTAAATGGCAATGGCACTTCTGGATACGTAATAAAGCATGGTCCTAACAAAGACAAAATACTAGGGCACCAGTCTACTAAATCTACCAACAACTGGTAACACAATAAATACGTGTGCAGTTACATGCAAATGGACTGCACACACCAAAAGGAGCGAACATGGCAGAATCAAAATCAGTGGACAGTGCGGGCAAAATCAAACCGGGCGAGTTTGCAGGACAAAAGGTACGTGTGGACAGCGTTGAACTAACACCACCTAAAGCAAGAGAAACGGTCAAAGGCAAACGCCAAAAAACAATACAACTTAAAAAAGCCAGATAACGTTTACGGTACCTGTATAGCCGATAATTATTAGTATGGAATATACATGGTACCTAAAATCAGAAGTCTATCAACCCTACGCACAGGGAAGAATCTTTACACCGGAAGAGTGTGCCGAGATCATATCAATTGGCACTGACAACGAACGTGCAACACGTGACCAAGGTGGTATAGATACACAGCAAGGCGGGCGTCTTGATCCTAGCAAACGCAAAACAGAAATCAGTTGGATACGTTCTGACATAGAAAACAATCGTTGGTTGTTTGATAAACTTGGTGCATTCGTAAATGAAGTTAACGGTCGCTTCTTTGAATATGAATTGGAGTTCATACAGAATCTACAGTTTACAGAATATCGTGCTCCGGATAATTTCTACGGTAGCCATGTTGATGTGGAACCAATGGCGGAGAAAACTCGCAAACTCAGTTTCACAATACAGTTAACAGATCCGCAACAGTATGATGGTGGTGATCTAATATTGCACATAGGCGAAGATGTAGCCGCTCAAAGAGAACAGGGCAATGCAATGGTGTTTCCTAGTTACACACTGCATGAAGTTACACCTGTTACAAGAGGAACACGTCACAGCCTAGTGGGTTGGGTGGCAGGTCCTAAATGGCGTTAAAATTTTATGCACAAGACATTTTTGGAATACCATTATACAATGGTGGCATCGAACTGTCGCCTGCTGATATTGATGCTGTAAAAAATGAAACGTGGGAACGCATGCCTGCGGATAACGGATACAATACACAGAATCGCAGACTGCTTGATCAAGAAAAATATATTCGTTTGCGAGGTCAAATACACGAACACCTAGAAAATTATCTAAACAATGTTATACGTGTAAAACTAAACGAAGGTGCTCGTTTTGAAATGCAAAACAGTTGGGGAGTTAAACATGAACCAAACGATTGGGCACAGGAACATGATCATTCAAACAGTTATGTAAGTGGCATAGTATATCTAGATGTAACACCTGAATCAGGTCATCTAGTATTGCACAAAGATCGTATGTGGCAGAATATATTTCCTAGAAGCATCTATGTAAACTACGACAACTCTACACTAGCCAACTGCTATGAATTACAGTTTGTTCCTAGGGTGGGAGATATATTTTTATTCCCAAGCCAAATAGGACACAGCGTAAGAAAGAATCTAAGTGGTCAGGATAGATACTGTGTTGCATTTAATTTCTTTCCAAGAGGATGTTTTGACTGCGGTATTACTAGCGAACTAACAGTAGGATAATACAATGTTTCAATCACAGGAAGTATTCGGAATACCAATCTATGTTGATCATACTGAAATTAAAGACTCTGATAAACTAGATAAACTAGCACACGAACACGCAAGTAATTATGTATACAAAATACTACAAGTAAACAGTTCTAAACACAAACTAGAATCCAGCGACAGTGGATTGATTACTGCTATTGTATTTTTAAATCAAGAACGAAATACCAACATACTGTTGCACAAAGAGTGGATTAATATTTTTCCACGTGACCTAAACATAGAATATCTAGGACTTAATTCTGCTACAGCAGATGATTGGAACTTTTCTCCACGTCGAGGTGATGTTTTGGTATTCCCAAGTCATTTAAAATATTCAATTCCCAACAAAGAAGATTACCAGATCTTCAACTACACTTTAACAATATAAGACAATAAATATAGAATATAGGTAGGTAAGGCATGGAATCAGTACAATTTACATCTGGACTTCAAGGGCAACTACTAATTGCACAACCCAGTGCCCAAAGCACATTCTTTGCACAGAGTGTTATACTGGTGTGTGAAAATCACGCCAGCGGAGCATGGGGATTGGTTCTTAATAAACCTAGTGAAACTACCACTGTAAGTGATATAGCAAAAACACTTGATATAAATTATCCTAGCAAAGAACCGATATATCTCGGCGGACCGGTACAAGAAGATGGGTTACATTTTATACATACTCCGGATTGTCTTGCTTCTAACACACGATGGGTAACAAATACACTCTGCGTAACCAGTAGTGAACATATACTACGTGAACTTGCAAATGGTAGAGGACCTAGTCGTTGGAGATTGGTTGTAGGTGTAAGTGCTTGGAGAGGTGGTCAACTAGAAGGAGAAATGAGCGGAGAGCCGCCTTGGACACCAAATCATCGTTGGCTTACACAAAAATGCCCACCTAATATATTGGATCGTCCTGTAAAAGGATTATGGAAAGAATCAACAGCAGTTTCTATTTCAAACTCTGTAAACTCTCACTTTAGTTAAAAATACGGATAATGATATTGATGTGTTTGCGGGCATTTTTTACAGATCTCTCCGTATTCGCTATCCATAACACGCAAACTGTTTAACAAACGTTTAAAAAACTTTATCATACTATTAGTTATGCATCAAGACCGGGTTTACCAAAGTCTATAAACTCTTTGACTTTCTTTTCGGTCATGCAGTAGATCATCTCTGGCACATTACCATCGAACTCCATTTGCATATGATTTTTGATGCTTCCTGCATTGAAGTAAACATAGTTCTTGCAGTCTTCAACTGTTTCAAACTCGGGTGTAAAATATAGGTATGTATCCTTGGCACCGTCTGGGTGAGAACCCATCATTAGCACCACTATTAACCATTTCATAATATTTTCCTCGCACTAGTATTTAGTGTAGGAAATTACTCTATTTCGAAGTTAAAATTGATTGCGATACGTTGCTTTGTATCTGTTTGTGAAACTGAACTATGATAGGTTGTACCGTCAAATACAAGCATTTTGTTTTCTTCTGCTTGCACACGTCTTGCTTCTGTTAGTTCAGTTGGCAGTTGATTTTCCTGCCATTTTTGATCATAAAAGATTGTAGGACCATTACAGGTTGTAAGATAATACAATGCTGTTAGATGTGGTTGTTTAAAATCAACATGGCCGCCGTGTTCGATTGGTTCGGGTGTTTTAGTAATTAAACCGAAGCGTATTCTAAGTATATACTTTAATTTTAAATCAAGTTGTTGGCAGGTTCTTTTAAGTATATCTTCACACTTGACTCCTAAGAAACTAGTTGGCTCACCGAACTCGTATGCTGTGTGAGCAAAACTGTGATCCCAATGTGAATCATCGTCAAAGTCTCTTTTAACATCGCTAGTGCCTCTTACCCAAAACCAAGGTATACTAGGGTCATGTCTGACCCTACCGACACCACTTTCAAATTCTTCTTTCGGTAATAAATTTGGTATAACTTTAAACACTTAGTCCTCCGTGTTCAGACTTTTTAGCATATCACGAAGTTTAGTGCTTTGTGTTTTTCCTGTTACCTTTGCAACAGTATCACCTTCACCTGGTTCACGTAATGCTGTTTCTTCACCATCGTTATGATGACTTTCTAGTACCGTTGATTGTTTTTTAAGATTGCTTACAATAGTGCTTGATTGACTTTGATATGAGTTTTGTTCGTCTTCTGCAAGATCTCTAATACGCAAACTGTCTACATCAAACTCTAGATCAACTTTTTGTCCTACGCCGCTCGAACTACGTGTTTTCATAAACTGAATTTGATAACGTCCACGTTCTTTCATTGCTCTACTTGTAAAGATACCAATTACGTTATCCGCTGTTTGAATCTTACTTAAACCACCTGAAATATGTGAATGATCAAACTCAATCTCCTCAACAGCCGCTCTGTTTAACTGCGATGCTGTTACAAATACTGTGCCCAGTTCCATTGCCAAGTTACGTAGTTCTTCAGATACATATTTGTCCTTAACAAACAGATCACTTGGCGATACCTTAACACTCAGTGGCATCATCAAATCTAAATAGTCAATCAATAGTACGTCTGGCTTGCACTTGTTTTTAATTGACCATTCCTTAACGTAACTACGCAAGTCGTTTGCGTTCTTACCACTTGGCATATACTTGATCTGTATCTTGCCTGACTTCTTGCCCATCATTCTAACTTTCATTTCTACATCATCAAGATTCTTAAAAATCTCTCTTGTAGCAATACCTGTTAGCATACTATCAATACGCATTGCTGTTAATGCTTCTGAAAGTTCTAGTGTTATGTACAACACGTTCATACCTTCTGTTGCAAAGTTTACAGCCATGTTCTGTAAGAATAAACTTTTACCTGCACCTGATCCACCTGCAAAGATGTTTAGTTCACCTCTGTTGAATCCACCAAACAGTTTCTTATCAATGCTTGGCCATCCTGTGCTTACCTGTCCGTTGTTATCTTTTAGTCCTTCAAGTCTTGCTCTAGGATCAGCAAAGTAATCTGTACCCATATCTTTCGCAAGACCAATTTGAATTGCATCCTTAATCATTCCTTCAATTGGGCCATACTCACCCTTTTCAAGCAAGTCTGCACCTTTAAGGATTGCACGTTCTAATGCTTTGTGTCTGCTAAACTTTTCAAATGTATCTAATAACCAATCAGTGTGTTCCTGTCCTACACTGCTTGCATCTTTTAGATTGGTTTGACAAGAACTGTTGACAATTTCAAGTTCGGGCATAACCTTATACTCGTCGACATACTTCTTAATAAATTCTGCACTCTCTTTTAGTTTTTGATCAAAGTTTTCGCTTTCAAAGATACCTTGGCATCTTACAAATGCTTCTGCGTCCGCTAGAAACATTTCTAAAAATAGTTTTTGTATGTCTGTATTAAAGTCTTGCATATTTTATATTATACTGCCTTTTTGTTTAATCTGCAAAATAAGTTTTTGCCAGAAGTTGTATTTTGATTCCACTTGTTGTACTATGAATAATCTTTTGCATTGTGTATATTTTGCCATACCGTTTTACAGCATCAGCAACATCTTTTATGTCAGTATCTGGCCAAACCGGAAAAGCAACGTTCCATCCATATTTAATCGCATCAGTGACCAATTGTTCTCCACTTTGGTCTGCGTCAGGAACAACTATCACCTGCCTTTGCAAACTGTTTATTAGCATTGCTTGTTGTTCATTTACTTCGTTACGCAATACTGCAACGCCGCCTATGCTAACAGCATCAAAAGGTCCCTCAGTAACAATAACAAATTTTCTATCCCAACCCTGTCCATCTAAATTAAAAACATATCCGGGTTGACTGTCTGTAATATACTTAGGTGAGCCGTCGCCTAATTTACGAGCAGTGTATCCGACTATGTCCCCTTGATAATAAAATGGAACTATCAGCCTTGTTTTATATGATCCTTCACAGGTCCACATAAAGTCATAGTCACCGATATCAAGGCCACGATCATAAATTATATATTCGACGGCTCTAATGAATTCCGGATCCAATCCGCTTGGTTCTAGCGCCTTCCAATCGTGCCATTCCATAATTGAACGTGCACCAACTGGCAGTTCTCTCTTTTCAAAAATCGGCAACTGTATATGAGAAGCATTACCGTCTACGACAGTCTCCTCCTTAATTCGCAGTGCCTCCAAAGCAAGTTTGGTGATTTCTGAATTTGGCATTCCGAACCATCCTAATAGTTTACGCATCTTGTAAGATAAGTTTCTACCAGGAATAAACGACGCAGTGTAACCACAGTTGAAACAATGATAACTCACAGTTCCATCAGCATTAAACATAATACCTCCACGCTTACGCTTATCTGCACCTTCGCCATTATGAACACAGCAGGGTGCATCAAACGAAACCCAACCACTAGGAGTTTGCTTTCGTTTTGAAGGTAAGGCGGTCGTGATAGTCGATTGTATCGAATTCATATTACTAGTTTAACTTCTAACTAGTACTTTGTCAAGTGTTCCTGTGTTCGAATTGTCGGGTAAATGTTTCAGTCTTAGGTAATTGTACACGCCAGTTACGTTAGCATAACCAATTGCATCAGAACTAGTTAGATTGATAGTGGTTAGGTCTACCCAACTTGTATCTGCTGTAACTTGTCCATCCAAAGTGGCTTGCACTGTTAAATCGCCGGTATACCCATTGCTGTAATATGTTATTGTATGAACAGCACCGTTGCGTTTAAATTCAGGTTGTGCATCATAGATTGAACTATAATATTCTGTTACTTGTCCATTATGACTATAAAAATTGTTTGTTAATGGACGAGTAAAGTCTGTGTTTGGAAGTGTTGTTGAATCTGTAAATGCTGGATATACTTGATCAACAATTTCAATATTGCCTGCTACTTCATAATATGTATTTGCATATGTAGGATACTTGCCTGTTCCGCTTACAGTTCTGTACACAGAGAACTTGTAAAACTTGCTTACTAGACTTGCTGTATCGCTTTCATTTAGTGTAAGTGTAGCAACACCACGTGTAGCAGTAGTGCTACCATCGTCTACTGTAGTGCATGTCTTTTCAACATATACTGCACCTGTTTCCTTGTTTACCATAACAAATGTCAGTGTTTCGCCGCTAATATCCAGCGGTTTCTGATCCTGGTTTTTAACTGTGAATTTGATGGTGTTCGCGACACCTTTCACAATTTGTATGTCTTTTGTGTACATTGGCGTATATCCTTGTTTAATCCCGGAATCCAAATCACTGTATAAGGTATAACCGGTTTCATAAATATATATGGGTAACTTGAGCATATTGAGTTCATCCTATAATGTTATTTATTGGAATAGTATGACAACACTACAAGAAGATTTACAGGAAAAATTTCCTTTTTTAAGTTGCATTAAGCACGGCGAAATGGAATATGTGGGTATTATTATTAATCAAGATTCTAATGTTACGAGCATGTATGATTACTCTAGTTGCTCCGATGATAGCCAAAAACTAGCATTGCTTGAATGCGGTGATAGTTGGTGGTGGGAATCTAATCGTAAAATACCAATCAACATATTCATGAAGGCTGAAATGAACAGGTTCAAACCCTTAATCAAAACGTTTGCTACTAAAGATGTTGAACTAATCTTTGGGCATATGGTAAGATTAAATGATATTGCCGAAAAGCGTATTAAAAGAAAATCAATACAACTAATTAGAAAATTCAAATAGTATTAGTATTCTTGTATTGAATCCAAGTAAAGAAATCAACCACAAAAAATTGTAGTGCAATTCCAAAAGACGATAGGTGTCCGCCAAACAAAATTAAAGGTATCAGCCATAACCATAATGCTAATCTAAAAAGATAGCGTAAACAATAATGGCTAGGTACGGACCAAGTTAACCAAGGACCTGGGTCGTGTTTTTTTGGTTGTCTATAATCTTGGAACTCATAATTCATAAACCAATGTTTACCACTTCTTTTCTTTTAGACTAGCACACTCTAGACAAAATTCTACTCCCGGAACTGCTTTCTGTCTTGCTTCAGAAATTTCTTCTCCGCATTCAGCACATTCACTAAGACTTGGCCTTGATGCTTTTCGAGCGTATTCTTCACGTGCTTTACGCAACACCGCTTCGTTTTCCATCAGACTAGATAGTTGAGCAATCTCTTGTTCTTCACAAGTGTCGTTATTAAAAACAAAATGTTCTTCTTTATTTTCCATATAGTTGTTCGCAAATTAAATTCATGTGTACCACAATCGCGTGTGCATATGCAATCGCGTGTGCCTTTTTAAAATAGTAACTGTCGTCAGTCGGTTTCAACCACACCTCGTTCATCACCGTATCCCACTTCTTCCCAAGCAAATGTCTCTTCGCTGGTCGGATAATCGCTAGTACTGCCGCTAGTTGTTCTATACTCGTGGGTTTCATTTGTTTGAGTATAGTGCTGTGTTCTGCGACGTGAAATAAGTTGTTGCTGAATTCTTCGTGAGTGAGTAGTTCCCATAACGGTTCCTTTTCTAACAATTTATTTAAGTGTTCTTCGCTTTTCACATGCTCATATATATGAACATTAAGCATATCGATTTTGAAATATCCTCTTTCATCTGCTACCTTATGATCAAGAGTACAACGCTCTGTAAAAGGATCTAGCGGAGCATTATGAAAGTATACACCTGTGTTATGTTTTTTGATTTCACCTTTTTCTTCACGTGAGGCTTTAATGTGCTTAAACTTTTCAAGCACCGTGTCACGATCAAAAAAATCTAAATCAATATCAGGCATTGGCGGCTTTTGCTTTTTTAAATTCCTCGTATATTTCTTTTAGATGACTAGGAACTTCCCATTTGAATACTTCAATCAAATGTAGTCCACTGCTTTCCCATTCTGTTTCTTTGACACCTTTTTTCATGCCGAACCCATGGCCTCCTTTTGTTTTAGTGTGTATCTTTGGATTATACTGTGTATAATTTTTATGACTTGTCTTTCTCGGTATTTTTGGCATAAGCACTTTTATCTTGGGATATTAGATAACAGTCTGATTGTATTTGTGCAATCAAGTTATCTATTTCTCCGGTTGTTCCTTTCGGTTGTCCATATTTTAGTTGTCTTAAACGATCAGCATCTTTTTTAATAGAATCGATCTTATCACACATCTGACTTATCTTGTGTAGCATCAATAATATCCTCCGATTGTTCTGGTACGTCTATGTCTTCAATACTATAATTATACACTGGCATGCCGGTATTGTCAAATACTCTTTTATCCTCTGTGACATAAACGTGCGATTTAAAATTACCATTTTGACCTTCAACTACTATAGACTTTTTAGTAATAGTACCCGTATACTCTGTTCCATCACTTTGGATAAGGCACAATCTAATAGCACCGCCGCCGTATATACGATCAATGGGTTCACCATTACGCATATTACTTACGATTGTATATTTTTCTGTGTTAGTCAATGTGTGCCTCCTTGATTATTTCTTTTGTTAATTCAACATCCGCAGGTTTCGCTTTAAACTGTCGATTCCAATACGGAATATCCAATACAGGTTCAACAATAGCAAGTTGTTCATCGTTGAAGTTACTTAACATGTTTCTGCCTGTTTTTGAATTCAATAGTAACCAAGGACTAATAAGTCCGTTTCTAATATCATTTACTGCTCGATTCAGATTACAATATCTAAAGTAATCATTGTATTGTGCGTCTTGTTTTTCTGCCCATTCTAACATAGTTTGCACACTACGTTCTAGTGCCGATTCTGTTGGCTCTATCTTTATCATTTCAAACATATATGTATCATATAGTTCATCGCGACACCAGTGATCCAGTTTCACATTTGACTTAATAACAAAATCAATAAACTTCTCTGGATATATAGGATTAATATTACTTACAAAACTACCAAACTTAACAAATGCATTATAATAACTGCTTTTGCAAAACTCTGCATATGTTTTAGATTTGCTACGTTGTACCATTGTATAAAACTTATTGAACGCTAGAAAGCCAACCTGTACACGCTTTTCATCCTTTTGTAGATGTCTACGTTTAGGCTCACACATATGAGCCATAAGCGTTTTTTCTTTTTGAAACGCTTTACCGCAATGTACGCATTCGTATGGTTGTTCAACTGTTTGGATCATGGTCTTTAACGTATTGATCTTGTTCCTTCTTTGACATAATACTTGATAATAATTCTGCATCGTCCATCTTCATGTTTGGATTCTTGTCTAACAAGATTTGTGTGAATTTATTCTTTGCTTGTTTCTTTGGCGCCGCTTGATATGCATGAAAAAAGTTTTCATAAGCACCGCACATACTCATAAGTTTCCAGAGTAAACCTTTATGATTCTTACTCAGTGTCCAATGATGCTTGTTAACAAATTCATTGCACATTTCTAAATAATGTTCTTGAAAGAATGTATCACCTTTAACATTGCTTACATAACGCATTGCAATAAAAGGAGCAAACAACTTCTTGTCGTCATCACTTAGTTTGTCATACCATTTTTTATCACGACGATCTACTGCACTCAGCATTGCTTTTAAATCTAGAAATTTCTTTTTCTCAGGCATCTTCTTCTCTACTCAAGTTGTATACTAGTTTAACTTCTTTTAATAAGTTTTGCAATGTTTTATTACCCTCTTCGGCTAATTCTTTTATTTCTTGTAGTTCGTAATCGTCCAAATACCAATCTGGATGTTTTGGTTTTTCAATGCATATGCGTTCACCTGTTACTGTATCTCTTTCATACACAGTTTCTCCTCCGTCGGGTGATTCGTATATCTTAACCATCTTTCCTTTCTTTGGCTTGCATTTCTTTATAGCCGCCGATGAATTTTGATAGAATTGTAAGCCTACTCTTTTCTTCTAGTTTTTCTAACTCAGGTGTTCTTTCACTGCATTTAAAATCAAATTCTTCTCTTTTGAAAGGAACATACATTGCAAGCGGTGTTCCTTTTGTAAGTGTTATCTGTCCATACTTTTTAATAATCATTTGCTGATTCATTTCATGAAACTTGTCGCTCCATATGGTTCCAGGCATGGTTTCAAAAATGTCACTGAACTCAAACATCATGGGTAATTGCATAACACTATAACCCGGACTTGTACGCACACGCCATGGACAGTCTGGTTTTAAAACCATTGCTACATTTCTTTTTACGTTATCAGGTAGATGATCCTTAAACTGTAAAGGGTTATGATGACTGAACTTAAATTTATTATAACTTGTTCTTACTGTATATCCGTCCGATTTAACATCTAGTTCAACATCACACCATAGCGGTACAACGTATGCACCTTTAAAGAAATCAACAAACGCAGGGCAGTTTTTTGCTGTGCCTTTGTTTACTCCTTCGGGCGGTATGGGTACATCCATAAATCTAGGCATTGCTTTCCACCAACTTGGCAAATATTTTACAGCAGGTTCTACAGGAACTACTTCTTCTAGTCCTGGAAACTCACTCCAGAATGTAATTTCTGGTTTATCTTTTTTGCCTAGATTAAATGAAATCATTTTACTTTTGTACCTACCGTGCGTCTTACAATGTCATCGTGATTAAACTCTGCCCAATATAATTCAAATGCTACACCATCTTCTATACCTTCAAACTGATGTACCTTTCCTGGCTTAACTTGTGTAAACTCACCTGGACCTAAAATAGTTTCATCAACCAATCCCTGTTGATCCTCCTGCCATACACGAACAAGCATCTTGCCTGATTCAACAAAGAATCCGTTCCACTTGTATCTATGTTCATGCTCTGAACATTTATATCCTTTTTTAAATTCAATACGGTGAAACTCTAGCACACCGTTTGCGTGGATCAATTCCGTTTGACCCCATATTTTTCCTGCTTTCATTGTCATTCCTTTCCCCTTACCATACAAGGCTAAAATCTAATGTTTCACTTTGTCGTGAAATCTCTTTTACAAAAAACGCACAATTAGGATTCTTTTTCTTTTCTAAAGGCGTAGTTAGTAGTTGTCCTGATTTAAGTTTTGGAAAATAAAACTTAACGTCTTGGTAGACATTTACAACATCCACTGGAACAAACTCAGGACGAGAACTTGTTAGTGGATTAAAGATAAACGCATCAAAGCCTCTATCATTTAAACTTGTTAGTGGTAAAACTTCTAAATCACCCACGTCTGCGTTTCCTACTACCATACTCCACTCTAATGGCATTTGAACTTGTGCTGTACCTATTTGTAATACAACAGCCGGTGAACTAAAACTTTCTAAGTATATTAAAGGTACAAAGAAGTAATCAGGATCTTTAGGATCTGAATTATCTAGCACACTATAACGTATGTCTTTATCTATTTCCTTTGGTAACGTTTGTAAATCAAAGTATTCATTTTCTAATGTTAGTATTTGCATTTGTTCTCCTAATCGATCGCTATCTTTTCAACCGTGAAAGGATAGTTTGCTTCTTTATAATATTTTTTTCTGTGCGTTAAATGTCGTTTCGCAAATTTGCATCTGCTTGTGATATCCCAAATCTGCACAAAGTCTTTGTCTTCTGCTTTTCTTATTCCACGCCCAATGCTTTGAATAACTCGTACAAAAGACTTCCCAGGCTCAATAAGAACAAGGTTAAAAATACGCGGAATGTTAATACCCACAGCGGCCACTCCATAAGTTGCGATAATAATTTTGTTAGTACTGTCTTTAATAGAATCATAATGTTCTTTCCTGTCGGTACCTTTAGTTTCTCCCGACACAAACACAGAATTATCTAATTTTTCTTCCAACATTTTACCTGCTGAAATGCGATCGACTAAAATTAATGTATTGCCAGAATCTTTAATTTTATCTATCAATTTACCAAGCCAGTTAATACGGTGTTCGCTTGTAACCAAATATTTTAATTCTTCTTGATAGTTTGAAAATTCTTGTACATCATCTGTTTGCACAATGTTTACATGACAGTTTGCTAGTACACCTTTTTCTTGTAAATCACTAGCACTAATATGATTAATTACTTCACCTAGTCCTGCCTTAATACCTTGAAACTCAAACTGTTCTTTTGGTATTGTGCCTGTTAATCCCCAACGTATAGGAACGTGTGCAAAGTTTTGTGTGAGCAAGTTCTTAAGCACATCTGCTTTTGCTTGATGAACTTCATCAACAATAACACATCTTACATCTTGTAAAAATTCTGTTAGTGTATGTGCCGCTTCGTGATTCTTGGTCTTTTTATCAAGAACATTAAGACTTTGCCAAGTAACAATAGTATGCTTGTGTCCTAGTTCTTTTCTATCACCAAAGTATACACCTACATCAAGTCCTACGTTTACATAATCTTCTTCTGTTTGTGTTACAAGACTTTTATTGGGAACAATAACAATAGTGTTACCATATGGTTCACACATATGACTTAGTGTAGCAGTAATAATTGTCTTACCTGCACCTGTAGCAACTTCTTGTAAACTTTGTGGATTACTGATGAAGTTATTGATAACTTCAACTTGATAGTCACGTAACACGATTGGTTGTCCTTCTGCTATGTGTCCTTTAGGCCATACAGCACCTTGGTCCTTCCAATAGTTTTCTGTGATGTTTGTAAAACTTAGTTGCGTAGTTTCACGTAAATCTTCTACTTCTACATACCAACCCTTTTGTTCTAGCAATGGCAATGCTTCTTCTAACATACTTACGTATGTTGTTCCACCTAGTCCAAAGAAACTTACTTTACCATCCCATCGTCCTAGTTTATATGCCGGCAAGTAACGTGCATACGGAATGTCATACTTGAACTTGTTAGTTAATGCTTTACGCATCTCAAGGTCAAGTCCTTCAAACTTTACATTGACTTCATCTTTAATAATTAACTTACAAGTCGGCACAGTATTCTACTCCGGTTGGTTTGCTTCCACAATAATATATAACGGTTGGTTTGCTTTCCAAATATGCCTGTGTCTTGTAATGACTAGGAACTGTTGGCAAGCAACTAAAAATTAATTGAGGATCAATATTATTAGTAAGCAACGGCTTGGGTATCTTTTCGTTGATAATTAAAATTTTCTTCTTTGGATCGAATTGATTAACGTTCATGTTTTTAATATATTTGTTTCCTTCAAAAAAGTCTTTAGAACTTTTAAATCTAAACATTACACCGATGTCTTTTCCGGTGTATCCAGCAGAAAATAATGATCCTACTATTTCTTGTAGTTGTTCGATATTATTACTACTACACATAATTATACACTGATCTACGGTATTGATCAATGAAAAAATGTCCAAATAGGAACAAACATTAGAATTAATAAACCAATTTCTACTATCACCTAACAACACTGAATCCATTTTTTGCTTTGGCTTTAGAGCATCTACCACACCGTCATCGTATACCAAACATCCTTGTAGTTTTGATTGCATGATTGCACGTCTTGGATCTTGTTCTTCTATTACTATATCGTTGTAAACATATCCTCCCATCTTTTTTACAAGTATAGGATAGTGGTCTAATGCTTTCTTT